GTCATACTCAATCACAGATTGGCTAGACAAAATAGATGACTGACTAGAGATTAAGTCATACCGCCAATACAATGTAGATGTTGTACTGCCTGAGTTTACGGTAGTAGGCGTATAGGACACACGGATTAATGAATCGATTGACCAGAATAACCCTGAAGGTGATGTCGTACCACCCCGAACAGGTAAACCTTGGACTATCTTTCCGGTTGCTACGTTAACCTCGTTTGCATCGGCAGATACCCAGTCATTAATGTTACCGGCCGAGCAGTTCTGAATTAACCCTGCATTTCCGTACACAAACACATATGGGTGCAATACAACCACACCGCCTGACACAGAAATCTGATTGTCAATGGTTAATGTTGATGAACCTGTAAGCGTTGCTGCATTTGAGATGGTGAATGAAGTGGCATTAATCACCACAGTCACTGTAGTACTAGAAGGAATGCCTGTGCCAGTCACTACCTGACCTGCACCGATCTGTGTGGTTGATGCTACTGTGACTGTAGTAGTTGAATTTAGTGTTGCTGCAATAGTGAACACACCAATTGCGCTTGCAGTGGTTGTACCAATCACATTGCCAAGAACGGGTGTGTCTACACTATTGTTGATGTCAACTAGATTTTGACCGGGGTGCGCAAGCAAAATTTGATTGTTTGTACCATTGGTGTCAGTGTAAGTGTCAAACTGCCAAAGATTATTTACATTTGGCGTAAAGTTTGAAAGCGTAATGTCTGACACACCGGCACCTACGCCTGAATTACTAATGGGGACTATTTGCAAACCATCTGAATAGCCGCTATAAACGTCATTAAAGTTGTTTTGCGGGTTAACGTAAATGCCTCTAGATGGACCGGCTAAGTTGTTAACAATCTCTCTATAGCCACCAATCTTACGTGGTCGACCTCTTTGAAATCTAACCCATCGACCATCAGTATAAAACATTCGATCAAATATGGTGCCGTCCCTTTGAACGCCGGGTTGTGTATCTAACGCAAATACTTTTGCTGTCATGTAAATGTGCCTCCACTTACACCGCCAGTAAAGTTGCCTGTACCTACAATGGCTAATCCTGTTGCAGTAAGCGCAAGCCTATTAGTACCTAAGATAGAAATATCAAACTCACCTGCACCATTTCTCCAAATACCTGTGTTGGTTTCAGCAGCAAAGTTGATAGCAGGAGTACCCACCGTACCATTGATGATGCTTAATGACGTAGCACCTGCTTGTACTGTATTTGCGTTTAAGAAGTTTGTGCCATCACACACTAATGTAGCTTGTTGCCCCGGTGGAATCACAGCTGACGCAGAACCCACAATACCAGTTGTTAGTGTAAGTGTATAGCCATTGTCAACTGTTTGGTTAGATACCACATAAAAATTCACAACAGGCGGATAGGTCACAGTTACATTGCTAACCAAAGTACCTACATACTCTTGGATTAGATTACCTGTTTCACTTGACGTTAAAGCATACGCACCACCTGTCACAGGGTAAGTAAGCACAGTAAAAGCAAATGTAGGACTAACACCATACCCAACAGTGATGTATGCAGTCCCGTTGCAAATAATAAATGCAGATTCACTAGGATTGAATGTTTTGCTTGTTTGCCCGTCTATTAGCTGACTACTCGTGGTCGATATAGTGAATGAACCTGTGCCATTGTTCTTAAACAACGTGAACCAGTTATTTGCAAGTGATGCAGCTAACGGCAATGTGCCTGTACCAGCGCCGCTTGCCCATACTTTTACTTGTGCACGATCTGCAGCTAAGAACGTGTAAGGGCTTGTAATTGTCTGTGCTGGGTGGCTTTGGTTTAGCGTGGCTGATATTGCCATTAGCCCATAGCCAGCCAATGTAGCAGCATCTGCTGATGATGTACCTGTACCAAATGCTAGCACACCCCATGTGCCTGCAGTTGTGCCGTTTGCCGTTAAGTAAAGATACTGAGCATTGCTTGAACTAACCGTACAGATGGTGCCACCAGTGTAGTTCTTAACTGTGAAGGTAGAACCTATACAACGAATCAAAGCATCTTGCCCAACCGATACCTGATTGGCAGGCGGCATGATCAGGCTATAGCCTATGCTGCCTGCAGTAATGTCCATGATTCTGGCTGCTGGTGATTCAGCAGGTGTTGCACCAGATGGCCACTCTAACTGTAAGTCGCCTGTGAGTGTATATGATGCATAGCTAACATCTGTTGGCTGAATAACATCACCAGTAAAAGGGGATACAAATGAGCCGGTCATGTGTCAAGCACCGCTGTTTGTCTATCGCCAATACGTGTAATGTCTTCAGTTTTCAGTACTTGCATGATTGCTTGATACTGTGCCTGCCACATAGGAATGCGATCATCATTCTTAAGGAATGGCATTGCTTGTAAGAGTGACCCATACAACAATGCTTGTGGAGCATAAATGGTGAACCAGTTAGTTTGGTTGGTGCTATCTAATGGCTGGTTACGCTCGTAATAAAGCACCTCAAATGAGTAAGCTGCAGCTGGTGTAGGAGCCACTAGCCAATGCGTATAGTCATAGTCTGCGTAGTAAAGTGGCACACTGGTTTGTGTTTGATCAGGCCAATACTCACGAAGGTATTCGTATTTGCGAAGCAAAATGGGTTGGCGCTCACCACTTACAACAACATTCATTGACACTGTTTTGTGCCATCTGGCAGGCTTGTCAATCACAAACTGACCTATTGTCATAGTGCTAGTATTTACTGTCAGATTGCCAAGAAACTTGATCTCACTGGCAATGACCTGCTCTGCCAGCATGATAAACAATGGGATCTTGTCAAGCGTGGCAGTGTCTGTACGCTCCAGATAAGACTGGATGTTCTCAGTAAGAGAATCATATGTCATTACCGATGCAACTGTCATACAGAATCACCCCTTATATACATAAGATTATATGTCAGAACCCAAGATTTATGCATAAACTCGTGTACCCGCTTTGTCAATTATTAGCGCTTGACGACGAGAAAAACCAGTAGCATCATTAGGAATTGACACATGCGTCCAACGATCAAACTCTCGAATCACTTGGTCATACCCAAGTGTTGAAGAGATGATGGCTTTAACCACTTGGTCAGGCGTCATACCCGGGACTCTTATATCAGCGGCGCAGCCAACACGGTGCTGGCTGGTATCTTTGCTTCCTACGGCGTCATTAACCGCCTTGCTGCGAAAAGCGCTGTTTACCATAATCGGTTTGCCGCTGAGGATTGTTTTAACTTCTTCAAGAAACGCTGCAAGGCGCTTAAGATTCGCAAGCTCTTGTTCATTTGGCGTATTGTCCAGTTCTCTATGGTCAGTATGCGTTAATTCTTCAAGTGTGAAGTGTGGAGAGAGATTCATTTTTTCCCCTTTATAGCCATAATGTTCTCAATGGTCTTACCCCCAAAATAAGCTGTCATTACCAGCATGCCCCACTGCCCGAGCAGGTTGACATAAGATTCATTGACTTGATGGCCAAATGCTGACATTAGCGCAAAAATGTTGTAGGTAGATAATAGGTATACCAATGTGGCTGGGCGTATATTCTTATTGAGCCAGCCATCGGACTGGTTATCAGATTTCCAACGATCGGTAACATTATTATCTTCGTTTTTCTGGGCCTCTAGAGCTACTTTAGTGAACTCTAGCTCCATCTCTGCTAGCTTTTCAGCCGCCTTTGGATCGCCCACAATAGCCTTTGCAACAGACTCAACGGAATCAGAAACGCCAAACTTACTAGCCAAAGCGGTAATAGCAGCGCCACCCAGAGGACCAGCGACAGCAGTTGCCAGCGTGGGTGCGATACCTTTGAGAAGACCGAGTAGTTCATTCATTTACTTTCCTTAAGTTCACGTTTAAGTTTACGCAGCTCTTTGATTTCTTGCTTAAGCTGTGCTCGCATGTACAGAGTTTCTACGTATGCCATTGAAGTTACACCCACAATTACGCATATTGCCACCCCTATCAGTATCCAGTAGACCAGCTTCGTAGTTGCCACATTAGCCACCCAAAGATTAAAGATATGAACATCACGGCAATTACTCCACTTGTTAGTTGAATTAGCTCAATTTCTTTTTGCTCTTTACGCCACCTTGCCAACCTCGCTCTACGAATCATCTCTGACCTAGCCCACTCCTGTTCACGCTCAATCTTGCCATGCATTACTAGGAACCGGCTATATAGATCTTTCAGCTCCGGCGGAGCATAGACCATTGCTTCCCTTGTTTGCTCCATCAACTTCTCCATCTGCAACTCAATCAAAGCTCGTTCTATAGCTTTCTTTGATGTATTTTGTGCAGGGTCATAGTTGGTTTTGCTTGTTTCTTCTAGTTCAAGGTAGTGATTTCTAATTTCTTGCTGTGTGTCAAATAAGACACCGAGGTTTGCCCCGATCTCACTGATGAGCTTAAGTTCAAGTTCTTCGTAAGACTGCTGTTGATTGGTTGTGGCTTTGGCTTTCTTTTTTGCCAAAGGCTTGCTGTCGGCGGTCTTGGCTGGTTTACTAACGAATAGACCAATGAACCAGTTAAAAATCCCTTTGATTGCTTTGACATCTGATATGACACCTTCAACTGTTTTCTTAGCACCCTCCAGTTCCATGCGTCCTTCGTGGAGCATGTTACAGCCTTGCTTGATAAATCCGACAGCAACTTGAGCTGCCATGAGGAGAGAGAATGGATCCACATTGTTAGATGCCTAAGAGCTTCTTAACAAATTCACCGGCCACACCAGGGCCAAACAGTACTGCAACAATTACTATATACAAAATGTACTCAATGCGTTGCATACGCTCTTTGCCATTGTCCAAGCGTTCTTGAATCATGCGGTAACGTTCAGCACAAATGGCTTCGTGCACAGCAAATTCTTTTTCAAGATCATTCATTTGTCAGCTCAGGCACTGGCTGTTCCTTAGCTTCTTTTTGAATTGCTTCAATAAGCTGGAACACTTCTTGGTAAGGACGAGTGCCTAAGTACCCCATGATGGAGTTAAGAAGTTGAGTTGAGAGTTGTAGTTTTTCCATTATTGACTCGCTGTTCTTAGTGGCTCTAAATCTTCTGTTGTCCAGAAGTCTTTGGCTAACATAATCTTTAAATGCTCTTTGTTACGAGCCAAGCAGTCTGCCCAATCTTCTGCTGTCATGCCTTCTGGCTGTCCAGCGTTAATCAAGTTAACTGAGTCCATGCAAGCCTTGTAGTGCTGTGCAATTTGTTGTGCTTCTGTTAATTGTTCCATTTATGCCACCTTTGCTTTAAGTGCGTCAAGTTCTGCTTTAAGTTCCTTGACTGCGTTGATAAGATACCAAGTCAAATTGTCTGAATCTATTGTTAACACGCCAGTTGATTCTTCTTTTACACAATCTGGCAATACTGTTTGTAATTCTTGGGCTATTACGCCAAGTTGAACACCTGATTTTTTAATGATTGTGTGCGTTGGTAAATCTGTAATTTCTTCCTCTGTACGATACTCAAAATTACGCACTTGTACTTGTGCTAATTTGTTTAGACCTTCGTTGTTATCAACTATATTCTTTTTAAGTCTGCGGTCTGAAGTTGTAGACCAAGAACCAGAATTGTTGCCTTGATAACAAGCATTAAGAATAAAAGTTGTTGAACTTCCTTTACCAGTACCAGCACCAAATACATTTTCATAGTTTGTTCCACCACTACTTGCAAGTGCATCACGACCTATAAAAATACCATTAGTTCCAGTAGTAATAGTGCCACCAGCCGCACGACCCATTGCTATGTTTGAATCGCCAGTTGTAAGTTGTGGAAAAGTACCAGCACCGACAGAAACATTAAATATCCCTGTCGTTAATCCACTTGCCGCACCTTGCCCGATAGCAGTACAGTTTGAAGCAGTTGTTAATGATTGAAAAGCAGAATCTCCACAAGCCACATTTGAACCACCAGTTGTGCAACTTACTAATGCGTTAGAACCTATTGCAGTTACATTTCCATTATTTAATACATTTGCACCCGCTTGGTATCCAACAAAAGTATATGCACTACCAGTTGTAACAGCCTGCCCAGCGGCTTTTCCAACAAAAACATTATTACCAGCAGTTGTCATCACGCCACCAGCGTTATATCCGACTGCTACATTTGAACTTCCACTTGTAACGGCTTGGAGGGCATAAGAACCGATGGCTGTATTTTCATTAGAATTTGATGATGTTCTAAGAGCCTCTAAGCCAATTGCAACGTTGTAATTTCCTGTGGTAAAAGATTTACCAGAATCAGCACCAAAAATAGAATTTCCAGATGATGAAGTAATTGCAGTTCCTGCTTGTTTTCCAAACAGAGTATTTAAATTGCCTGATGTTAATGATAGTCCTGCTTGGTATCCAGCGACTGTGTTATTTGCGCCAGTAGCAGAAGCATTTCCTGCTTGGTAGCCAGAAAATTGAGATGAAAATGAAACAAGAGTTTGCCCATACACAGTGCCCAACACAGTAGGCGTAGCCGCGGCGGCACTGCCTGTAGGTACAGATGACCATGCACCACCTACATACTGGTCTAACTGAGCAGTTGTTGAGTTATAGCCTATCTCACCATTTGCAGGTGATGCTGGGCGTGTGGCTGTTGTCCACGTAGGTAAAAACGCACCGTTTGTTCCATCAAGAATTATTGGCATATTACTGTCCTTCTAAAGCCACGATTCGGGCGGTTAGTGCTGTGATTGTTGCGGTTTGTGTGTCATTCAAGACTTTTAAATCTTTGATAGCGTTGACCATGTGCCAGAAGATGTTGTCTGAATCAACCGAAATAACACCAGTAGTTTCTGTTTTTATGCAATCTGGGCAAATCTCTTGTAGTTCTTGTGCTATCACGCCAAGTTGAACGCCTGTTTTTGCGATTGCACAAGTTGGCGCAAGTTCTGTGTCTACTTCTTCTGGCAGACGATATTCAAAATTGCGAACACGAATCTGACTAATGATGTCCAAGCCTTCGGTGTTGTCTACGATATTCTTCTTGAGTCGTCTATCTGAAGTGGTTGACCAAGAACTAGAGTTGTTACCTTGATACATACCACCAGAACCCGGGACAATATAGCCAGTATTATTTCCTTTTCCAACTGCGCCAGTTCCACTATTTATATATCCAGCACTTATGACCATAAAGTCAGTATCGGATGTAGTAGAGCCTTGTGTTTTCATTCCAATTAAAACACTAAAATTTCCACCTAATAAGTTTTTACCAGCCTCCGCGCCTACCATAATATTCCATGCACCCGAAGTCATTTGTTGACCTGCGCTTTTACCAAAAGCACAATTACCTTCACCACCTCCTGCACCAACATAATTTTGTAAAGCAACATGCCCAACAGCAGTATTGTTTAAACCACTAGTTTGAGCATAAAGTGCATTTGTACCAATTGCAACACTATTTGTGCCTGTGGTGTTTTGGTTTAATGCGCTATAACCGCTAGCAACATTTTCAGAACCAGTAGTGTTGTTGCGCATTGAATAAGCACCACTAGAAACATTGTAACTACCAGTAGTGTTTGGAAAGAGTACGGCATAACCTATTGCTGTATTGCTAGCGCCTGAAGTGTTGGTAGTAAGGGCTTGTCTACCTATGGCCGTATTTTCTGCACCAGTATTTGCGGCGGCTAATGCTTGATAGCCTAAAGCAACGGCATTTGTGCCTGATGACAATGTGCTTCCAAACACAGTACCTGCTACAGTAGTCGTAGCGGCAGATACGATTGCACCGCCTGCAACTGTAGGAGCATTAGCAAAGTCTACAATCTGTGCAGAACTGATCGTCAATGCTGTAGTACCAGCCGTTTGAAGAGCTAAAGCACCAGATGTGTCAGCAGTCTGTACTAACCCTGCTGATGTTGATGCGTTAATTGTTGTGGTCATTTAGACTCCTTGTCTTGCCATTTGTGCTTGATATGCCGCTATAACTGCGTCTGTCCATGCCGCGTTGCAGATTGCCACAACATTGGCTGGTTGACCTGTTAGGTCTTGTCCGGGCGTTAGGCTTGACCGATGGTAAGTCTGTGCTATCTGGTCACCATCTTTTAGGATGCGTGTTGCTTCCCGATACAGGACTATGCCGTTTTCGGTGACTGTGATTTGGTCTATGACCTTGGTTTCTGTGAATGTTGACATTGTGTTTCCTTTTAAGCGTTTGCGTAATAAACTATTGAACCTGACATAGATGTGCCATTTTGATAGATGTTAGGATTATTTGTAAAACCGGTTGATGCGCCTGCTTGATAACTAAAGTTTAAAACTACTCCGCCATTACCCATATAGTAAACACCAAAAGAAGTAGCAACTGCTGTATTTGAAAAAAGAAGATTTGCACAGTTTTGAGAAGCCGCACCAGAAGTAAACGGCAATCCGTTTATCTGAGATATTGAGCCACCAGTACCTAATGTAGTTACTGCAAAACTAAAATTTGCAAATACTAATCTTCCAATTTTTGCATAAGTTCCAACTTGGTTTGAGTAAGTTGTATTACCACCCAAATTAGGTGTCCATGTACCTTCTTCATATTCATCTAATGTGTTTGCGTCAGTTGATGAACTTGCTGTTGCTGGAAATGTAATACCAGAACCGCTTGCTGAAGGCGTAGCACCACCAACACCTATTGTTGTTGTGAATGATGGTGTGGCTAATGTGGCGTAGGAAGACAGCCCTGCTGTGGTTGCCATCGTGCCTGATGCGGCAGGTAGTGTGACTGTGACACTTCCCGCTACAGCAGGTGCAGACAGGGTTACTGACCCTGATGTCTCGCCATTTATTACGACTGATGCCATAGTTATTCCTTAAATTACCACCCAGCGTCTACCGCTAGATACTGTTACTGCTTGACCTGATGCCACCGTGACGGGGCCTGATGACATTGCTGAGTATCCAGCCGCTACTGTATAGCTCACTGACACTGTTTGGCTGTTTACAAAAATACCGTTACCAGCAGTCACTATGGATGACGTAAATTCACCAGTGCTTGGCTTATACAGCAACTTAGCGTTTCCTGTGTATAGCGTGGTTGCAGTGCCTGATGTAGCATTTGCAAACAGTGGGTAAACGTTGGTTGCTGTTGATGTGTCATTAGACAAACTAGCTCCGCCGACTGGGTTCCATGCAGGAGATGCGCCACTGTAGCCTTCAAACTGGCTTGTAGTGGTGTTATACCTTAGCATACCCGTAACTGGTGTACCGGGCTGTTGACCTGTAGTCCCCTTGGCAACTGTGATTGAACCAGTCAGATCACTAAAAATGCCATTGGTGCGAGACAAAATTGCAATTGCTTGAATTGCAGGCGTGCCGTCTTTGTAAAACAGCTTACCGTCAGTAATGTTAATTGCGAGTTCACCACTAGCAAGATTTCCTGTTGTAGGTGTAGCCGCAGCAGTAGTGCTGTAGTACAGTTGAATTGGTGTGTAGCCTGATGCTGACATTAGAATGTTCCTCCGGAAATGCCACCTGTTATTGCACCAGTCGTGGCATTGCAAGTGATTGATGAATTTACCAATTCAGGCAAGTTGCCAGTGGTTGCAGTAACAAAAGTTAAGTAATTTGTTGCACCAGAAGATGCCGCTGTAATTGCTACGTTTGTAGCATTTGTTGCATTGGTCACTGCAGTTGAACCAATTACTGCAACAACTTGTGCACCAGTTGCTGCCGTAAATGCACTAGTACCATTACCATATGCTAAACCGGTAAGTGTAGCCACACCAGTTCCACCGTTGCCTACAACCAATGTACCGGCTAAGGTGATTGCACCTGATGTAGCTGTAGCTGGCGTAAACCCAGTTGTGCCTGCACTGAATGTTGTTACACCACTTGCTGGAGCAGCAACCCAAGATGCTGTTGTTCCGTTAGATGTTAGCAAGTAGCCATTGGCGCCAATTGCCAATCTTGTAGCACTGTTTGTGCCATTGCCAAGAATTAAGTCGCCTGTTGTAGTAATCGGTGACAAAGCATTAAACGCTGCTGATGCTGTTGCTTGTCCTGTACCGCCTAAGTTAATAGCAACTGGGTTAGTTAAGCTAAACTGCGTTCCTGTTAATGTTAACCCTGTGCCTGCTGAATATGCACCTGCACCAGAAAACTGTACCCATGTTACAGGACTTGTACCGACAACAGTCACTGGGTCAGTTTGCACCCATCCCGTATTAGCATACAAAGTGCCATTAACCACAAACGTAAAGTCACCGCTTGCCATTTCAGCAGCAGTATCAAAGTCAGTTGCACGAGTTAAAACTGTGCCGCCAGTTGCCCATGTATAAATACCGTTGTTGGCTTGTGTGGCTTCGTTCTTAACCAAAACACGATCGCCATTAAGCAACGTATAGCCATCTAAAACGGTAAGAGCAACCGACAGAGTTAAAGTAGCACCTACGCCTGCTGTACCGTTGTTGTATGTGACCGTACCACCAGTGATAGACGCAAGAGTTCCTGTAGTAGCCGCCGCACAAGACGCATGTATATGAAGACCTTCAGCCACAGCATCTACATACTGCTTGGTGGCCAGCTGCAAAGCAGATGTTGGGTCTTGTGTAACCGCCACTGACGTTAAGCCAGTAAGCGTTGATGTTGTAGCGCCTAGTGCAACACTAGTTGAGCCTATAGTTACAGAGCTATTGGTTAAACTAGAATTGGCAATATTTGATAACGTATTGGCAGATCCACTAATTGATGTACCTGCTAACGTTGTAATTGTTGAGCCTAATGCAACAGATGTTGAGCCAATGGTGATTGAACTATTTGCCAATTGACCATTGCTAATAGTGCCGCTAAGATCTGATGTAGGCACTGTTGCAGCAGCTGTCATTGCTGATGTGCCATTACCTTTCACATACCCAGTAAGTGTAGTTGCACCAGTACCACCACTAGCCGCGCCTAATGTGCCATCTAACGACACGCCGCCTGCAGTTGCTGATGATGGTGTTAAGCCTACTAATGTTGTCTGGAATGATGTAACACCGCCAGACAATGAGAACTGGCTCCAACCGGTTAATGTGTAACCT